GCCGAGTGATCGGCACCACTGTGACGAGCAGGCAGAGCCTTCTCGCGACAGTAAAGTTCTTAGGTGAACAAATGTGCGCGCGTTCCTAAGCGCGGGTACGTTCTATTAGCCTTCCTTTGCGTTGTGAGGGGTGAGCCCCCATGGCAGCTTAGTTCAGCTGTCCCAAAATTAATTTCTTAACTTGGGGAGACTAGGGTGTGAACCCTAGTGAAATGTTAACCCATGGCCTTACCCGGGCCATGGGGAGAAGTTAGAGTACCAGGGTGGGTGACCACCTTGGGAACATAGAAGAGGCTCCCTTCCGGGATCAATTTCACTCTGGGTAGCTAAAACTTCGGTTTTAGAGGTCAGAGGAGCGGGAACTCTCGTTCGGCCTAACCCGTGAGGGCGGTCTGGATCAGTCTCAGGTTAATCGCCTGAGAGGCTCTTCGTCTCAGTAATGAGAACTCTGGGGCATCGGCTCCTGAACTAAGTTGGGGTCCTTTGAAGGTGAAAGAGCCTATGAACGAGTTGGTCTTGGTAACGAGGAACCCTTCCTCGGAACAGGGCCGGAAGGATGTGATCCTACCATCGCTAAGGGTCCCCCGCGCATAGCGCGGCTCGGGAGTGCCTAGGGAGCGATGGTCTGGTGACCACCGAAATCCAAGAGTAATCTTGGGGGGCTTGTTTATGCTTGACATCGGTCAAAGCAACCCTAATCGGTAACCACACCGAGAGCGTGCTAACGCGACCTGCGGCCTACCCTTCCCAGGAGGGAGTAGGGAACCGAAGAGTCCTAGTGGTTTTATCCTTAAAAAGATTAAACAAAATAATTAATAATTATTATGAGAAACCTTTACGCCCTTTATGGACGTTTGGTGCCTCACACTATGACTTGGTCCTTCTGTGTAAAATCAGAAGTAAAACTAGCGGGGTTGCTCTTACGAGTGATCCCGTTAGTCTTCGGGCGATTGAGCAGCTCAATGGTTAAGGTTACCTTTGGATTTGCCAAGAACGTAAGACGCATCTACAAGTCCAGCGGTCCAAGAGGACTCGCCATATACTTGAAAGCCAGTTATGTGCTGTTACAGCATGCGGCAGGAGGTATGGTGGATAACAGCCCTTGGGCCCTGGGCGCGAATGTGTCTCGGACTCGCCGCGGGATCCCACGCTTGATCAACCCCCAACACCGTCGGCTGATTTATCAGGGCGATGTTAGAATAATTGGGTTTTGGCTTTCCCTATTCGGTCTCTACCGAGAGATCGAATTCAAAGGAAGGTTGAAACTCAATACAATCACGGATCCAGGGCTTGAAATCTCTGGATTCCGTGAGGGTTGGAAGGTCTGGGTACCGGACTTCTATCGGCGTCTTCGGCTTATCACCGGGGATGACCTGAAGTTGAAACCTTCACGGCTCGATCCGCGTTCTATTCCGTTCATACGGAAGGCCTCCCCTAACTCGGGGGGCTTCGCCGCAGTAATGGGGCTTCCGTGGGATGTGATCCTCTTTGGATCGCACCCTGAGATGAAATCAGTCTTAATAAACTGGTTGAATCTCGTGGATGGAGTAGAATTGATCTGGGTTCTGAAGAAACTGTGGAAGGTTCTGGAGGTGGTGGCCCGCAAGGCCATACTTCCCGTTCACCACTATTTCGATGAATCCGGGGAGGAAGTCACCGAGTCTCCTTCATCGGCAAATGTGCTAACTCAGGAAGAGGTTCTGGGTAAGTATATAACCCTTTGGGGGAAACCACGGGATTTCGGGCGGCTCGGGTTCAAAGAGGAGCCCGGCAAGATCCGAGTCTTCGCCATGGTGTCGCTCCTAACTCAGACCCTTGTGGAACCTTTACACAAGTGGATATTCTCGAAGTTGCGATTAATCGTAACTGACGGAACTTTTGATCAGGTTGCGCCTATCCATCGCTTGATTAAGAGGTTCGGAGGAGATGAGAGGCGCTTTGTAGCCTCCTTCGATCTGTCAGCGGCTACCGATCGGCTGCCACTGCAGTTGCAAGTGGACCTATTGGAACCGCTTCTGGGTTCTGAGCTAACGGCCCTGTGGGCTCGTCTGCTGGTTTCACAACCTTACAGACTGCCTAAGGTAGCGAAAAGCTATAACTTGGGGATCGACAGCGTCCGTTATGCTGTTGGTCAGCCTATGGGTGCCCTGTCTTCATGGGCTATGCTCGCGTTGACGCACCATGCGCTTGTACAGTACGCAGCTTCGAATGCATTTCCAGAGGAACCCGGTTGGTTCTTGGATTATGCAGTACTTGGAGACGACGTGGTCATCGCTGACCGCGCCGTAGCCGCGGAGTACCTCCGGATCATGGAGGAGATAGGAGTGGATATCAGCTTAGCCAAAAGTCTGGTGTCTGAGACTTCTTCTCTAGAGTTCGCTAAGCGAACTTGGGTCCGTGGGCGGGAAGTCAGTCCAGTATCACTAGCAGAAATGTTAGTGAGCCTACGTAATGTTGGCGCTCTTGAGCAGCTGGTTCTGAAGTGTGAGAAATTCGGAGCGATCCGACTTTCGGCCGTAGCACGCTTCGCGGGGTTCGGCTACCGAAACCTGGCTCGATTGCCAGTCGGGTTGGGTCTAGGGAACCGTCTCAGTAACCTAATCGCTTTCTTGCACCGCCCGGGCGGGATATGGCCCATGTCTATTGAGGCATGGTTATGTTCTGTGGCACCGGGTGGTGAGGCTAACTTAGGGGGTGAGACCACCTGGAGCGTCGCAAGGCGTCTCTGGGAAGAAGTTAGTCGGGCCGTACTCTTTCGAGCGTCGAAGTTTACGTATCTGCTGGGGTTGCTAAGCACAGTGCATTATACCGAGCTCCATTACTGGGGATCGGATAACGCGCCGGCCGCTGGCGCCTCGAAGCGTCCGAGAAGGGTCCGAAAACCCTTCTTTGATGCGGACTGGGTTGGATTCTTCGACATGGCGGCTAACAAGCCGTTGTGGGATGAATTCTTCCGAGAGTGGGTTCAGTATCCATTCTTCAATGGAATGAGGAACCGGTTCGAGAAAGTGGATGCGACGTTACAGGTGCTGCACCCGATCCATCCACCTACGTGGGAGAATCTAGATGTTGCTTGGCGGGAAGTGTTCGAAGTGGAGGACGGACTCGCGTCCTTCCCCTCTGCTTTCGAGATTCCTCTTCGGGAAACTGATGAGGTTTCAACTTCCACTCGTGTGATACACTTGTGGCGGGCACTTCGCCGTCTGGCACAGAAAGAGGTCCTTCCATCTATTAACCTAACGAGAGGCTCGCGAACGGAGCAAGTTCTCCGTCGCCGTGGTAACGTGTAGTCAACACGGAATCGCGGAACAACCCGAAGTTGCTAACTCAGCACAGAAATGTGTCTGAGAAGCGAAGAAATAGATGTGCGCACCTAAGCGCTATTCGGCCTGATAACCCGGAGTTTTAATACTCTGGGGGGGCAGTGTCC